GGATCCTGAACCTGGTTCGCTTGGGCCTTCAGCTTGAGCCCTTGAGGGAAGGTTGGGATGCTTGCTGCCTGAAGCTTGAGAGCTTGTAAGCTTGCGGGCTTGCGCCCTTAATTTTTTATAATAGTTGGGGTGCTTCCATTCGTGAGTCATGATCATCTCTGTTAGTGTTTACCATAGCATATGTTTGCTGTGTCCCTGGACCAGCAGGCGCGACAGCTGCCGCATTCGTTCCCTTGATCGGGCGCCGGGCAGGTCCTGTCTTCAGGCTTCGTGGATACAGTCGACGTCCACGGCCAGCTGTTCACCGGTCCTTGGTCAATCATATGTGAACTAATTCTAATTATTAAATTTGGCGGAATTACGTCAGGATCCATTAAAGTTAAAAATTTAACTTCTCTAGTTGGCATCCAGTGCCGGGTCCCTGGTGTACGCTTGCACACTTCAAAAATATTGTTTAAATGCTCTAAGCTCTGGATATCTCCTGAGTCGTGCCACCTGAACCAGGATTCACCTGTGATCAGTGTTACCATCGCATCAACCCAGCGCGGGTCCTGCAATGCTGCCTGGCGTCTCTCCAGTGCTTCCTTAACGTTCCTGAATCTATATCTGCCCTTCATGGCGTAACAGCCGGCGCAGACTGAGCCCGGGACCTTCTGCAGCTTCACGCCTGTGATACAGCGCCAGGCTGGCAGGTTGTGCGCCGGTCCAGGCATCTTCGACGGCGCGGACAGCCCTCCGGTTATTTTTCTTGCTTCTTTTTTTAACATTTTTTCCTTTCGTTTTTAAATCTTATAATATCCTACAGCTTGGACCCTGTCAAGCTTGGGCGCTTGGGCGCTTGAGCTCTTACTCTTTTTTTTATTTTTTTATTTTTCTTCAACTTCAAGTTGTAAAAGAATTTTTCGCAGCTGGCCACGTACGCCGGGCTCAGGTCCCGGCGGTCGTGTATAAAGTAATTTAATAAATTATTATGGTTGGATCTAACTGTCATCAGTCTAGAAGGACCATGTAAGCTTTAGCGTTGTGCTGCCTGAAGTAGTCCAGGCCATCGCGCACCTTCTCCCACAGCTTAGACGTGCCGTCTATACCTGCTTCCTTGTCTTCAATTGTAGCGGCCAGCTCATTAATAAAAATTTGATCATGAATGCGCGCTTCTTCTTTGGTTAACATAACAGCTTCACCGTTGAACCTGTTTTTTCGCTCTTCTGTTTTTTCTTTTTTCATTTTTTCTCCTTTTTAAAATCTTATAATATCCCAGGTCCATTGTCAAGCTTGAAGGCTTGAGAGCTTGGACGCTTGGAATTTTCCGGGCGGGCCCACCCTAAAAAAAGAAGCGCACAACTTGAGGTTGCGCGCCCCATTCCTAACAGATTGGAATTAGTTTGATTTTTTAACTTTGCCACCTTGGATCTCAACGTTGTCATCTCCGAACCCTGCACCGCTCAACATCTTTCCTATTTGTGAGATCATCTTAACTTCAGCGTGTTTCTCGTGTTTGTCTTTGTATTTAATATATTCCTTGTTCATGATCACTGGCTCGAACTTCGTCCAATAACCTACAATGTCATCGTATCCATCTTTTAATTTAACTGTTTTACCAGTCGATACGTGCCATCTATTATCTTTGAATAAGTAAATATATTCAATCATAAAATCTCCACGCATTGAGTGCAGATACATCCACTCATCTCTGTAGGTTCTGGCTGGCTCTTCGTCTCTCTTCCAGTCTCGACCGTAGAAACTACACTCATCCAGAGTGTCGCCTAGGTAACTGGCATCTCCATGCTTAAAGAGCTCAGCTGCCACCTGTCTATTGTTGTAATTATCCACTAGGCATTTTCCAACGCCGTATGGATACCCATCAGAGTGAACATATATTACTTTCACTTTTTTTGTCTTTGGGTCTTCTATTGCTATATTGCTTCTTGTACTCATGTTTCCTCTTTCTGTTGTTTGGGATATCTTATAATATCCCAGAGCTATTGTCAAGCTTGCGGCTTGTAACCTGATCCCAGATCCCACAGTTGAATGGTTAGTTCAACACCATTGTAGGATCAGGGATCAGGCCCGGCCGATCTTCAGGCCAGAGGCCAATGTTATTTCAACCTGATCCCAGATCCATAAGCCAATCGTTCCTGCTCGTTACACCTATGAACGACAATAGGCAAACTCATTGCCCTATGGATCAGGGATCAGCTTGAGGGCTTGTCACCTGATCCCAGACCAGAAGTTGCGATATCTTAGATTGCCTACACGTGTATCTTCTGGTCAGGGATCAGCGCTTGCAGGCTTGGAGGCTTGCAAGCAGGTAATTTTGCCAACCCTACTAATTTAGAATAATTCTAAATTAATTCATAAATTTTTTCTTTCTGCAACTTGCAGTTGCGTTTTTGTACTGCCAACTGCAAGTATGCTTAAATGTTATATTAAGTTTTTATAAATAATATAATATCTTATATAATCCCTTGACACCTATTGTCAATAGTATAAATTAAAAAAATGCAAAATAATAAAAAAATAACAGAAAGGACACAATGTCAAGAATAAGACTAAACCAAGAGTATAGAAATAAAATCGCAAATCGTATGCGAGTACACTTGGAACAAGAACCAACACAAGAGAAAACAAAGTATGATGAACTCAAAGGCGACCAAATTGAGTTGAATGACAAGGCATGGGATTTAGCAGAAACCATTGTTAGAAAACATTATACACCAGAAGATGTCAAAATGGCATATCATCTACAAAACAAATTTGAGAATGTTTCAACTATTGCGAAAGATAGTTGCTTTCATTTTCATTATTTAGGTATGAAAGAAGATAGAGATTATGACAATAATCCTATTATGAAAGAAGATACCATTGAAGAACATTTTGATTTTCGTTTAGGTGGTAGCTTTGAGGGTAGTGATAGCAATTCATATTCAAGAGATAGTGCCTATGGCTATGCTTTATATCGTGATGAACTTAAAGCACAAGATGATTGCAACCCAGATATTTTGATTGAACAAGAGGGCAAAGACAACAACCCTCATAAAACAAAATATACTGACGCTAATGATAAGTATCTTGGAAGTGATGACAAAGGATATGGCAAAGAGTGGAATGAGAAATATCAATTAGACTTAATTGGTAGAGAATATTGTAGAGATAGGTCTATTGCTTGTAATCAAGAACAATTCATGATGTTGAAACAATGGAAACAAGCCAAAGGACAATTTGTTATGGCACATCATAACTGGATTAAATCTGTATTAGACCAGATGAAAGAAATTAAGATTGGTCTAAAAGGTTATAAATATTTAGACGAGGCGATTGAGTTAGCAACAGAACTTGGTTTGAATATTACAGATCATGAAATAATCAGAACTAATAGCACAGGTCTAGTTATTTATAATCCTAAAAACCTAGCAGATAGAATTAAGGGCATGAAGAATAAAAACAACAGTAGAGAGGATAAAATAAAGGCGAGGTTATTATACGAGCAGAATAAAAGTGTAAATTAACACTTGACAATGTATGGGATTTAATATAAAATCCCATACATAACAGAAAGGCAAAAATGACAGATAAAGTAAACACTCAAATCAACATACCAGAAAACTTTGTTATTACTTATTATGCAGATAAGCATAAAAAAATAATTACAAGAAATGGTAGTTGGTTAAAACCAAATACAGATACAATAGGCAAAGTACAAATATCAAAAAATGGTGTGCTTATGTTTTACTATTGGGATATTGATGCAGAACCAGACGAGAAAGGCAATCAATGGAGATGTGCAAAAAATCCAATGACAATAAAAGCAACTCAAACAATAGAGGGATAATGATATATTTAATAGTAAGAAAATATCAATACAAAGATAGTCAACCAAACTACCGAATTGAGAAATGGTCAACAACAATTAAAGAGGCAAATCAATTTTTATCTGCTTTAAGTTTGTTAGATGATGACCAATGGACAATGTTTTTTATTGTTCCAGCACAAGAAAATCCAGCGTTGATTTTAACAGATGAGGTGGCATAAATGATAGATTACAATTTAGTCCTATACATTGGTATAGGGCTAATTGTTTTTGGTTTTGTTTTATTTCTTGTATCAATTCATTTTGAAAGACAGGCAGAAATAAAACTTTTTAAACTAGAACAATTAGACAAAGCATTTAGAAAGGCGAAAGAAAATGAGCAACTATAATTGGTGTCATAATCCAGATTGCCATACAATCCACACACAATCAAGGGTACGAGGAACTGGCGACAATAAAGTATTAAGAACTAGAAAGATTGCATTAAATAGTGAATGGATAAGAAATAGTATTTATGCTTATTTCTGTAATCAAAATTGCTTACATCAATTCTTAAATAAGTTTGCAACAGAAATTGCCAACACATATTCAGTTAAGAAACCGAGTGAGACACCGATCAAGGTAGAGAAAGTACAAGAGAAAGACTACTACAATAATCCATATACTAGAATAAGTATAACAAGGGTTAACAATGACAATAGAAAGTAAATAACCTATGCAATAAATACATATAGCTACATATAGTTGTCAAGAACTATATCCCACATAATCCCACGCATAATGTCGCAGGGCAGATGTGCAACACCTGTTGCAAAAATGTCACCATGCTTCCGACACAAGAATTTTCGGGCGGGCCCACCCCATATACATAGAGGTACCACGGGCGGGCCCACCCGGAGCGGGAATAAGGGCGGGCCCACCCACTTAAATAAAAAAAGGGGTCCCAACCTTACCCTTTATTGACTAATTCAGACGGTTAAGGTAAACCTTTTCAAAACATATTTGAGATATGCAAGATACGGAAAATATTACAAAAAATTTAGAGGGATTGACCCCAGAAGAAAGTGCTAAATTAATAGAGCTTGAAAGAAGCGTAGCATTGGATGAAGCTAAACCAAATATTACAAAAAATTTTTTAAGTTTTGTAAAGTACGTTTGGCCTGAGTTTATAGAGGGGTCCCATCACAAAATTATTAATAAAAAATTTAATGACCTCGCACAGGGGAAAATTAAACGACTAATCATTAACATGCCGCCAAGACATACAAAGTCGGAGTTTGCCTCATACTTACTCCCGGCATGGATGATTGGGAATAACCCAAAATTAAAAATAATCCAAGCAACTCACA